TAAGAACACTTTTACTATTACTAATAACATGGGTAAGATTATATGGAACTGTTACAAGGCTGGGTGCAGTGCGTCAGGTGGCACACGTACTCAACTGACCGCTGAAGATATACGTAAGTCATTAGGTAGTGTAGCAGAAGAGACACACGTTGCAACCTTTTCAAAACCCGATTGGTTTGTTCGTGATGATGCAAAGATAAAAGATTATTGCATAGAGTGGGGTCTACACCCACAAGATTTAGGGCTGTTGTATGACGTTAAGGAACATCGTGTGGTGTTCCCTGTTGTGCACAGTGGAGTTACAGTCGATGCCACAGGCAGATCACTTGGTAATCGTATACCCAAGTGGAAAAGATATGGTAAAAGTGACTTGCCATATGCTCATGGGCATGGTACAACGGCTGTAGTTGTTGAGGACTGCGTTAGTGCCGCTATTGTAGGAGATGGTGGTGTATATGTCGGGGTCGCAGTGTTGGGTACATCACTATCCAATGGACACAAGAGGTACTTGTCGCAGTTCTCAACAGCAATAATAGCACTTGACCCCGATGCTGTACCAAAGACACTACAATTTGCAAGAGAGTTGCGACAGTACGTAACAAACGTAAAGATACTTTACTTGCAAGATGACCTGAAGTATAAGAACCCTACCGACTTTGAAAACCTTACAACACTAGGAGACTAACACATGGAATTATCATTGATACGAAGTCTAATGGACAAAGACTTCTATGACGAGCATCGTGGCGCACGTTGTCCCGACAGGCTATTTAGTAAAGATGTACGTAAGATCAAGCAGTCAATCGACAGTGCTATGGATCGCTACGAACGTACAGTAACACCCGCAGAGATTGAGGCGCTGTTCATGGCGAACAACCCTACCCTCACAACGGCACAGAGACAGGCATACAGCCACCTGTTTGTGCAAGTGAGTAAGGAGCAGGCAATGGGCAGTGACGTAGCACAAGAGGTGCTATCCAAGCTGTTCCAACAGGTAATTGGTGAGGACATTGCCAACCTTGGCTTTGACTACGTAAATGGTAGCAAGTCTACACTGGAGCCGTTACGTCAGATGCTTGAGCAGTATGGCGACGACTTCACACCCAACCTACGTATTGATTGGGAAGACATTGACCTAGATACTATCATTGCCATGACTGACCTTGAGTCACAGTGGACATTCAACATCCCCACCTTGACACGTAAGGTTGAGGGTATCAACGCTGGTCACTTGATTGAAGTAGGTGCACGTCCTAACACAGGCAAGACATCCTTCCATGCGTCACTTGTGGCTGGGCCTAATGGCTTTGCGTGGCAGGGTGCTAAGGTAGTTGTGTTGTGTAACGAGGAAGGCTATCACCGTGTAGCTCACCGATACATTACGGCAGCTACAGGTATGGACAAGTTCGAGATAGTTAAGAACAAGCAGCAGGCTATGCATGTATTCGGTCAGATACGCGACAACATTATGTTCAAAGATGCAACAGGTCGTGACATGAATTGGGTTGAGTCTGTATGTAAGTCGTACAAACCTGATGTAGTTATACTAGACATGGGAGATAAGTTCGCACGTACCGCTGGCTTCTCACGCCCCGACGAAGCACTCAAAGCTAACGCTATACAAGCAAGGCAGATAGCCAAGCAACAAGAGTGCGCTATGTTTTATATGTCTCAGCTATCTGCAGAGGCGGAAGGTAAGGTTGTACTAAACCAAGCTATGATGGAAGGCTCACGTACAGGTAAGGCAGCAGAGGCAGACCTTATGATTATGATTAGCAAGAACCCTACAGTTGAGGGGCAAGAGGAAGAAGACAATCAACGCCACATCAACGTGGTAAAGAACAAACTGTCTGGATGGCACGGTATTGTTCACACCGATTTGGAATACAAGATTGCTAGGTATGTATGTTAAATAATGTAGACCAGATAAAAAAGGAAGTACTTGCTCTATACAACAGCCATGTAAGCGGTCATGTATACGCAATTACAAATCCTGCATGGAAGGGGTGGGTAAAGATAGGTATGGCTGTTGATGCTTTAGATAGATGCAATAGCTACAATACATCCAGCCCCTTTCGAGATTACAAGCTGATCTATTATGTAGACGTAGATGACAGACACGCTGTAGAAAAGAGAGCGCACATACTAGCAGCCACTGTAACAGAACACCCTTGGAATAAACCAGACAACGGTGAGTGGTTTAAAATAACAGATGAACAGGCAGTAAACATTATAAAAGGAGTATCAAATGAACACAGTATGGGTATTACTATGGCTAGTCCTAGTACCAGATCAGGGTATTAAGTACTACCACTTAGGTACATACGACAATGAGACCTTGTGTAAGGCTGCATTGAAAGATGCAATCGTTATGGTCAACGATAATAATGAGACAGTACAGTGTATTGGGGTAGCCGTAGATGATTAGATCAACATACATAGATCACATGGGTACTGACTTGACTGTAGTCAACGCAGCCCGTGTGTCATTCGGCAAGACAAGCGAGATGGAGTATGATCCATGGGGTCCACCCTTACTCAAAGCTAAGGACAACAAGCTCATACGCTACCTTGCCAAGCACAAACACATCAGCCCCTTTGGGCATTGCTTTGCCAGCTTCCACATCAAGGCTCCGATCTTTGTAGCACGGCAGCTAGTCAAGCATAAGTTTCTACGCTGGAATGAGATCAGCCGTAGGTATGTAGATGATACGCCTGAGTTCTACGAACCTATGGCATGGCGTGGACGTAGCTCTGATAAGAAGCAAGGCAGTGCTGGCTTAGTAAACATATCTGTTGATCAAGAGTTGCAATGGAACAGACAGCTATCTACATACAATACCTTACTGTCTGAGGGTGTAGCGCCTGAGCAAGCTCGTATGGTACTGCCGCAGAGCATGATGACTGAGTGGTATTGGTCAGGTAGCCTAGATGCCTTCGCAGATATGTGTAACCTTCGTTGTAAGTCTGATACACAGGCAGAGACACGACAGGTAGCACGACAGATTGACCACAAGATGATTGAACTATTTCCTGTATCATGGGATGCACTGACAGAGGATGGTGATGATTAATGACATCACTGTATTAGTTAAGGGGCAATACTTGCCATTACTAATACTCCAGTAGTAGGAGATGATGAATGACTAAGCGGATACCAATGAAGGGTGGAGATGAATACGATGGCCTCACTAAGGCACGTAGGTTTTACCTGTGGAAGGCTGGGCAGTTAAAGAAAATCAAACGTGCTTACAATAAAAGGTTTCGTAAGCATACAAAGGGGGTGAATGATGAATGATGAAATCAAGATAACAGATATAGAAGAACATGAGGATGGCAGTGCTACGCTACAGGTAGAGTGTAGCCCTGAGACATTTATGGCTATCTTTAACGCAGGATTTGTACACCTGATTGAAAAGGGATTGAAAGGAGAAGAAGATGTGGGCAGTGATGTTTGAGATTGAGAAGGGTGAATACGTATTTGATACAGGCAAAGATGTGTTCACAGAGAAAGATCTACCACTGTATTTTAATAATAAAGAAGACGCACAGAAACATTCACACAAATGGAACACAGGTGTAGTAGTACCATACATCAAACCTATGACAGAAGAAGAAAGAAAAAGTTCTAAAAAAAGAAGGGGTTACTAATGACACACGCAAACATGATGGACGAGATCAGACTAATTAATGCCATGAATAAATATAGCTTGACAGTTGACGAAGCAATAGACGCTATGCAAATTTATGAAAATGACAGAAAGTTTCAAAGAGATCTTGACATGCACATGAACAACATGGTAGTTGATGGGTACGATGAATGGCATGAAGGCCCAATTGATTAGGAGACACCAATGATACTGACCCTAGACGTAGAGAACACAACAACAAAGAGGGATGGCAAATTACATCTTGATCCCTTTGAAGCAGACAATACATTAGTTATGGTAGGTATGCTAGATGATCTTGGTAACGAGAATATTATAACTTTCGATCACGCAGAGCAACAACCTACCACAGATGGGCAGCGTACAGTCCAAGCAGCACTAGATGCTGCCCATCTACTCGTAGCGCACAACGCACCCCACGATCTACTGTGGTTATGGGAGTCGGGGTTTACATATGATGGTAACGTATATGATACCATGTTGGGGGAGTACGTCTTGCAGCGTGGCATCAAAGAACCACTGTCCCTTGAAGCATGTGCGGAGAGGTATGAGCTAGACACTAAAAAGCAAGACACTCTTAAAGAGTACTTCAAAAGAGGTGTGTCTACTCGTGACATACCCCATGCAGAATTGTCTGAGTACTTGTCCCACGACTTACACGCAACACAGCAATTGTTCAATCGTTTGCAGAAGAAGTACGAGGAATGCACATCCTTAGATGCAACAATAGACCTTACTAACCAACTCTCACTACACCTTGCGCGTATCTACCAACGAGGTTTTCAGGTAGATATGAATGCACTCAGCGCAGTACGTGAAGAGTTTGAGGGTGAACGTAACATGCTTACCATGGCACTAGAAGAGCAGGTAGCAGACCTAATGGGTGACAGACCTATAAATCTAAACAGCCCAGAACAGAAGTCTTGGGTGATCTACAGTCGTAAACCTAAAGACAAAAAGATTTGGCCTGATCTATTTGATGAACGTATGCCTGACGTGGAGTACCGTAGCAATGTACGTATACACAGTGATCGACTGTACAAGCAGAAGGCGCATCAGTGTAAGACATGCTATGGTTCAGGTCAGGTATACAAGACAAAGAAAGACGGTACACCTTTTGCCAAGTCAAACAAGTGTTCTAGTTGCACGGGTAGTGGTTTCTACTATACCGACAGTACTACACTAGCAGGTCTAAAGTTTTCACCACCATCATCTAAATGGGTAAGCTCTAACGGTTTCGGTACAGACAAAGGTAATCTATTATTCCTTGAGGGAATAGCACGTTCCAAAGGTATGAAGGATGCAGAGCTATTCCTGCAGAACTTACGTAGACTATCCGCTGTAGAGACATACCTCAGTAGCTTTGTAGAGGGCATTGCAACGCATGTTAAGTCTGATGGCAAGCTGCATGTACGGCTACTACAACACCGCACTGGTACGGGTCGTCTGTCTGGCGCAGATCCCAACATGCAGAACATGCCACGTGGCGGTACGTTCCCTGTTAAACGTGTATTCATATCACGATGGGAAGGTGGTGAGATCATGGAAGCTGACATGGCACAGCTAGAGTTTCGTGTTGCTGCTTTCCTTGCTCAAGATGATACTGCTATCAAGGAAGTGTCTACAGGCTTTGACGTACACGCTTACACTGCACAGGTAATCAGTGCTGCTGGTCAGCCTATGTCACGGCAAGAAGCTAAAGCCCATACGTTTGCTCCCTTGTATGGTGCCAGTGGCTTTGGTAGATCACAAGCGGAAGCGACATACTACAAAGAGTTTACGACAAAGTATTCTGGTATTGCTAGGTGGCACGAGGAACTAGCTAAAGAAGCATTGAACACAGGCAAGATCACCACACCTTCTGGACGTGAGTTTGCTTTTCCTGACGTTGTACGTAGACGCTTTGGTGGTGTGACATTTTTCACACAGATCAAAAATTATCCAGTACAATCGTTTGCAACTGCTGACATAGTACCACTATCTCTGATATACATTGATAAATTACTAACAGCTAACAGGCTACACAGTTGTGTAGTAAACAGTGTACATGACTCAGTTGTTATTGATGTACACCCCAAGGAGAAAATGCAAGTACTAAAAGTAATTAGAGCAACTAACGACAAACTAGTATCTATAGTCAATCGCAAGTGGGGTATTGATTTCAATGTGCCTTTATTATTAGAGGCAAAGATCGGACCTAATTGGCTTGACACAAAAGATGTAGCGTGATATAACTACCATTCGTCTGAACAAAAGGAGACATATAATATGAACCAAGTCACAACAATCGACACCAACAATTTCGCAGGTATGGCAGAAGCAATGGGTATGGCAATGGATGCTCCCAAAAACTCAAGTAAGTCTAGCACTCTTGCTCGACTACGTATCCATCACACACCTATCATGGGTCAGCAGGAGATCAACGGTAAACTAAAGAACGTAGAGGTTATCTCTGGTGGTGCTTACAAACTGGAGAACCCTGATGGTCCTACCTACTACGCTGAAGGTGTGTCTATCCGCCCATTTCTACAGCGGTTTATGTATAAGAAGTTTATAAAGGGTAACGACACTACACCTAACCGTTACGTAAAAACTGTTATGGCTAACGATCTAAACAATGATATGAAAGATAACAACGGTGGCTTTAATTGTGGTAAGCCTGCTGGATTTATCAAGGATTGGGCAGCACTGCCTGATAATATGAAGGACTTAATCAAGTCAATCAAACGTGTCCGTGCCTTGTTTGGTACGGTAGAAATGATCAACCCAACAGACGAGAACGGTAACTCAGTAGATGTTGATACCACTCCATTCATCTGGGAGGTTGATAACCGTGACGCATTCAAGACAATGGGTGAAGTATTTACTAAGTTGTCCAAGATGCGCCGACTACCACCGCAGCATTACGTGTCTATGACAACGACAGAAGTACCGCTACCCAATGGCAGCAGCTTCTATGTACCTAATACAACGTTGGACTTAGAGAATACACTAGACATGGACAACGATGCACAAGAGGTGTTTGCTAACTTTGTTGCATGGATTGAGAACTACAATACATACATTCTCAACACATGGAGCGAGAACATGCACAAGCATGAGGAAGTAGACACTGACACGGTAGAAGAGTTCGTAGACATTAACGCAGAGGATTTTGTCTAATGAACCATCCTGCTGAACTGGCTATCAATCAGTATCTAGAAGATGCTACATCTGGCAAGTCAACAATGTCAGAAGAAACAATCAAACAGATTGGCACAGATGTAATGGATGCTATGAGACGCCAGTTCGGTGGGGGCAATAAGCGTGACGAGTTTAGGATACGTATGTCTAACATAGGTAAGCCTACTTGTCAGCTTTGGTTTGCAAAGAATAAACCAGAGAAGGCATTGCCCAAGCCGACAACATTTGTAATGAACATGCTACTAGGTGACATTGTAGAAGCAGCGTTCAAGGGAATTATAACAGAGGCAGGAGTAAAATACGAAGACGAGGATAACTTTGTAGAGCTAGAGATACAAGGCACTAAAGTAAAAGGTTCTTACGATCTTGTACTAGACGGTGCTGTAGATGATGTTAAGTCTGCTAGTGATTGGTCCTATCGAAATAAGTTTGAATCATTTGAAACACTCAAGGCAAGTGACCCCTTTGGTTATGTGGGGCAACTAGCAGCTTATGCCAAAGCATCTGGTAAAAAAGCAGGTGGCTGGTGGGTGGTAAATAAAGCCAATGGCGGTATAAAATATATTCCTGCCGAGGGTCTTGACATGGATAAAGAAATTACTATATTAAATGATACAGTTGCTACCGTAGAAAGTAACGAGTTTAGTAGGTGCTTTGAACCTGTGCCTGAAACATTTAGAGGCAAGGCATCAGGTAACAAAGTATTAAATAGTAATTGTAAGTTTTGTGACTTCAGGTTTGAGTGTTACCCAACACTACAAGAGCTACCCTCTAAGGTATCTCAAGCTAAGACAAAACCTATTGTTGCATATATAGATATAAAGGAGTACTAAGATGTTAGGCAGTGACGAAATCAAAGAGATGCAAGAGCATATTGAGGCTATGGAAAAGGAGTTACGAGAACGAAAGAAAGAACTAAGTGCTGCTAAGTATGCAGGTGTACGTTCAGCAATGCAAGCACGGAAAGACGCAGATCAACTACTCACTGAAGAGTTACGAGCGTTAGGTGTACGTACAGTAAACTGGAATCCCTTGTTCCAATGAACGGCAAGCAGTTCGCTGCTGCCTTAAAGCATGGGTATAGGAGTGGGTTAGAGATCAAAGTAAAAGATTACTTGAAAGAACGTAACATTCGTATCAAGTATGAAGCCATCAAAATTGAATGGGAAGATCTTATGTACCGCACCTATACCCCAGACTTTGTGTTACCTAACGGTATTATAGTTGAGGTCAAAGGCAGGTTTACTTCAGACGATAGACGTAAACATGCTGCTATTAAAAAGCAACATCCAAAGCTAGACATTAGGTTTGTGTTTGAGAGTAGTAGACGTAAGCTGAGTAAGGGTGCTAAGACAACCTACGGTCAGTGGTGTGATAAGAATAAATTGCTCTATGCGGATAGGGTTATACCTGAAGAATGGATTAATGAGAAGGGTAAGGATATGCATCCTAGCCTAATACATTTTCCCTTTAAAAAAGTAAAAAGGAAGTAGCACAATGTCAGATGAAGAAAGAATTTTTTTAGACTTTGAACCCAACGACATGATAGTTCGTCTTACTCCCTTCCTAGATGAAAGGGGAGATTGGACGGGGGAGCTTATGATTGGTTGTGATACAACAGGTGAGTCCACATTAAACGAAGATGACTATGCAAACCTAATGAGGATAGTTCACATGACCGCTGCTTCAGTTCAGGCAATGGAAGAAAGTGAAACTGTTCGTAACATACTGAGTGACTATGCAGATAATGTTATAGAAGAAACTGTAAAAGAAAAAAAGATAAATAGCGCTGTTACTAAAGACGGTAATGTGATAGAAGTTAATTTTCAATAAGGAGCTACGGTATGTCAGATAATGTAAACAAACCAACACACTACAATCATGCAAATATTGAATGCATAGAAGCTATACGTGCTGCACTATCGCCTGAAGAATTTAGGGGGTACATCAAGGGTAATAATATAAAGTACACATGGAGAGAAGCCTACAAAAATAAAGACGAAGACTTACGTAAGGCAAGATGGTACTTGAATTATTATGTGGAGTCGTGTATATGATACTTAAAGTATTTATGACGCTTGAAGTAGATGAAGATGACTATCAAGTACCAGTAGATAGACTAGTAGATTCTGAGGTCAGTGCTGCGTTAGAAGAATACATATATGATATAGACGGATTAACAGTACAAACAATTAAAATATTAACGGAGTGAAACACATGAGTAATTATTTACCAACTGATTATCAAGCATTCATTCACAAGTCTCGCTACGCTAAGTACTTTGATGGCAAGGGGCGTGAGTCTTGGGGTGAAACAATAGGTCGCTACATGGACAATGTAGTACGTAAGGCGCTGGGTGGTGTGGATAACACATACATCAAGGATATTGAGCAGGCTATCTTGGGCCAAGAGATTATGCCATCAATGAGAGCTATGATGACTGCAGGCCCAGCACTAGATCGTGACAACACTGCAGGATACAACTGTAGCTACCTACCCGTAGATGACCCTAAGTCATTCGACGAAGCTATGTACATCCTTCTCTGTGGTACAGGTGTCGGGTTCAGTGTCGAGCGACAGTTCATCAGCAAGCTTCCAGAAATTCCTGAGTTGTTCGATAGCGAGTCTATCGTTGTCGTTAAGGACAGTAAGGAAGGGTGGGCTAAGGGGTTCCGTCAAGTTCTTGCACTCCTATGGGCTGGTGAGATACCTAAGTGGGACGTATCACAGGTACGCCCTGCAGGTGCAAGGCTAAAAACATTTGGTGGTAGGGCATCTGGACCTGCCCCTCTAGTAGAACTGTTTAACTTTGCTGTGTCTACATTTAAAACCGCACAAGGACGTAGGTTATCCTCTATGGAATGCCACGACTTGATGTGCTTCATTGGTCAGATCGTTGTTGTAGGTGGTGTACGCCGCTCCGCTATGATCTCCTTGAGTAACCTGAGTGATGACCGTATGCGTCACGCTAAGTCAGGGCAGTGGTGGGAGACTGCACCACATCGTGCACTAGCTAACAACTCTGTGTCGTATACAGAGAAACCAGACATGGAGACATTTATGCGTGAGTGGTCAGCGCTAGTGGAATCTAAGTCGGGTGAGCGTGGTATCTTCAATCGTGAGGCATCTAAGAAACAGGCAGCTAAGTTTGGTAGGCGTGATCCTAACTATGAGTTCGGTACAAACCCTTGTTCTGAAATAATTTTACGCCCATACCAATTCTGTAACCTAACGGAGTGTGTTGTACGAGCAACTGATAACCTGCAAGATATTGAGCGCAAGGTTAAGTTAGCTACCATCTTGGGAACTATTCAATCTACACTAATTAAGTTCCCTTACCTACGTAAGGTGTGGCAGAAAAATACAGCAGAGGAACGTCTGCTTGGTGTGTCAATGACAGGTATCATGGACAACCCTATTATGAACTCAACTAACAAAGGATTGGAGAAAACCCTTGAACATTTACGATCCATATCTGTGGCTACTAATGCTGAGTGGGCTAAACTGCTTGGTATCCCTGTGTCTACTTCTATCTGCTGCGTTAAACCTTCGGGAACAGTATCACAGTTGGTTGACTCCGCTTCTGGTATCCATGCTCGTCACAGCCCCTTTTATATTCGTACTGTGCGTGGCGATAATAAAGACCCACTAACGCAGTTTATGATTAACCAAGGTATTCCTAATGAGCCTTGTGTTATGAAGCCTGACAGCACGGTAGTGTTTAGCTTCCCTGTTAAGTCACCAGAAAAAGCTGTTACACGTAATGACATGACAGCCGTAGAACAACTTGAGTTGTGGCTTACATACCAGCGCCACTGGTGCGAACATAAACCATCTGTAACTATCTCAGTACGTGATAGCGAGTGGATGGAAGTAGGAGCATTTGTGTACAAATACTTTGATGAAATGTCAGGTGTGTCATTCTTGCCACACTCTGAACATACCTATCAGCAAGCGCCTTATCAAGAGTGTACAGAAGAAGTATACGAAGAGATGTTAGCATTGATGCCTACCAGTATTGATTGGGATATGTTATCAGAATATGAGAGTGAAGACAACACAGTATCAATGCAAACTATGGCATGTTCAGGTGATGCTTGCGAAATCGTAGACCTAACGTAGGTAATGTAGAATCTCCCTGCATAAAGATGTGTCGTATTGAACACAATCTTTGTGTGGGGTGCAAAAGAAGTCTTGACGAAATAAGAGAGTGGAGTATAATGACAAAAAAACAACAAACAAAACTTAAACTAGAACTAAAAAGGAGACATGATGTGGGTAATAATAACTAGGAATCAATGTAACTTTTGTGACGTAGCAAAGGAACTACTTAAAGATAAGGGTTACATAGAATATAATATACAATCTGATAGTAGTAAATGGTTACTACATCTACTAAAGAGATCCAGTATAACAACAGTGCCTCAAATATTTGAACCCGATGGTACTTATGTTGGTGGGTGTACAGAATTAAAGGAGAAACTAAATGGCTAAATTAAATATTAATGGTACGGATGTATACACAGATGACTTCACGGAAAAACAACAGGAAGTGTTTACGGAGATACAACAACTGGATGCTGAGATCCGCCGCAATGAATATATTGTAGCGGTTCTTAAGGACCGTCAATCTACCTTAGCGCAACAGCTTCTACCAAAATCTGAAGAGCTAGATGAACCAAAAAAAGAAACTAAAAAAACAAAAGGAGAATAGTCCTATGAAAAATACTAGTTCCTACCAAGAAGGTACAGCAGCAGAAAACGAATTTATTAAACTTAGGGGAGATAACTTTGTACGAAGCTCAAACAGGATGGAAGATATTAACGAGCATTGGGATGTTATGGATAAAGAGTTTGGTAGAGTAGATGTTAAAGCTGCCAAGCGTTTACATCGTAGTGGTCCCGTAGACTATACTATCTGGTGGGAATTAAAAACTGTGAACCGTCCACCCAAGAATGAGCCAGCTAAAGGTTGGGGAGTACCCAATGGGATAGACAGATACATAGCAATTAAAGGAGAGCATTACTTTTATTTAGTTAAACCAGAAAATATTATAGAGGAGTTACGTGAAAAGTGTACAAAGTATTATCGGGGTGAGTTTGGACTACACACACGTCCTAACAGAGGAGATCTAATGACAATACTTCCATTATCTTTTTTAGAGAAACATGCAGATCACAAACTTAAAATTTCATAAGGAGATACGCTATGAAAAAGACAAGAGCACAAAAGGGTTTAGGTAAATATGATGCCCCACTAAAGATGCAGTTTGATAAAGGGGTAACAGATTTTAAGGCAGGTCGTGTCATCAATCCATTCAACAAGGACACGATGCAGTACAGGGAGTGGGAGCGTGGCTTTAATAAATCCTACTTCGCAGCATTGAAACGGCAGAAGGAATATGAATCTAAAACAAGAAGCGGAACAATTTCTAAAGGAGAAGTACAGTATGTCTGACTTTAATTCCTATCAGCGCAGTGCGGCGAAGACTGCTATCTACCCACACGAACATAAGATCCTGTATCCTGCACTGGGACTAGCAGGTGAGGCAGGTGAGGTAGCTAACAAAGTTAAGAAGCTAGTGCGTGACGGGCCTGAAAATAGACCAGAAGATTGGCGAGAGCAGATTGCCAGTGAAATAGGAGATGTCCTATGGTACTGCGCAGCACTAGCTACTGATCTAAATTTAACCTTGGGTATGATAGCTGGACAGAACGAAGCTAAGTTACACAAACGAAAAGAAGCAGGAACAATAGGTGGCTCAGGTGACACTAGATAAAAATAAAGGGGGCTTAATTGCCCCCTCTTTTATTGTGATACTGCACCCTTAAATACTTTTGCTATTTCTATGAGGGACATTACTACTGCTGGATCAGTCATGTCGGGTGGAATACCCTCAGACTTCATGTATGTTTGTTCTGCATACTTCCTACCTGCAGAGGTTACTCTACGGTACTTGTCATGCGCGACTAGTAAAGGTTCCGTGTTAGCTTTACTTATACCTGTCTCTTTAGCTAAGGCTAAATATTTTTTACGCTGCGCATCTATGTACGGAATAAGGCTGGTGTTTACATACTGATCTATAGTCTTTGAATCTCGTATCGAATCCATACCAGATTCTGTGCTTTCTAGATACTCCCTACGAAGAGAGGTTTCCCAATTCTTTGAACTCTCCACTATAGTAGGTATGAAGCGAAGCATGAAGGAGTCTTCTGCCCGTCTAATAGAGGGTACACGGGACTTACTACCCATTTCGTAAGCACTAAATCCTTTCTCTGTTAGGTACTCACCTTCAGGAGAATTAGCTTCAAACATAGTAGTACCTGCAACAATACCTAAGCCCATCTCCTTACGTTCACGGTTCTCTCTAAACAAATCTACACGTGGATCACGTCCATCTGTTTCTTCAGACGGTGTAAATAAATTAGTAATACCCTGTGTCCTAAGACCTCGCTCAGTTTCTGCTGCTAACTTAGCTGGGAAACTTTCAGTTAAGGTATCCCTGTCTTCAGCTTGATCTGTGTAAGTAGCGGGACGATAACCCGTCACACGTTGCAGTTCACTAACTTGCGTAATAGGTATAGCCCATGTACGTATGTAGTCTGCTATAGCTCTAGCTACAACCCTTTTACCCGCCTCTGACGATACTACATCCCCTTCCTCAGATAGTATGTTTGATATTTCTTCTACAAAAACATTGCCTGTACCTGTTCTAGCTGCAGTACCTAAGAAAACTTCTTGCGCATCTTTAATATCAAACCAATTATTAAATGTTCCTGTTCCTTCTTCGGCTATACCAGTAAGTTTCATTGCCCCTACTACAGGTACTACGTTTGCCACTACAGAATTACCCAAACGTTTCATTGCTTCAGCAATCCATAAAGCCTGTCTCATAGGGAAGAAAGACGTTGCATCCCACACAGTATCTTCAGAAGTATTCATTTGTTTATAGTCTTCAGGAGCATCATCTGACATACGATAATTGTATGCTGCAGTAATTGCAACTAACCCAGATA